GATGCCAGTTATCAAGAAGGGTGACGCATACACATGGTTCCATCATGGACTACTGAATGTTAAAACAGGAAACCACGACAAGGATCCTAACTTCACAGAGCCAACGTTTGAAGCACTGTTTGAATCCACGTACGGTGTTGCACCAAGTGGTGACTTCTACGATGCATACAAACTTGTCAAGAGTTGGAGAGATGCATTACAGAAAGCATTCTGGGTGAACAAGGGCAATCCAAACAGAGCGAAACTTGTTGCCGCCCTGGACAAGATGATCAAAGACCCAGCGTCAGTCGCCGCTATCGAGAAGAAAGTGGGCAAGTACGAATGGAGAACAGGTGCAGAGGGTGATGCCGCAGTTAGGACATTGAAGTCATTCATTACACCAGGTGCGTTGAAAACACTTACTGACTTTGGAAAGAATCAGTTAGGTTACAATGCTGTGTACAAAGAAGAGCTGACCAAATAATGTACATACTGTTTACAGGGGCACCAGGATCAAAATGGAGTAGTGTTGTTAAAAACATCTACTGGAGTGATGACATAGATCACACCGATTATTCTGAGGCTAGAACATATCGCCACGATGCTGACACCCCTGGACGCAGTCACCTAATGCACATTGGAGCCTACTGGGATCCGGGCATGGAGTTTGATGTGGACGAATGGGACAAACCATTCTCTGGCACGGGCAAGAGGATAGTGAAAGCACACACGTTCGCACACAATCTCAATGAACTGAAGCAGTCAGGACATCCAATAGTGATGGTGTACAGGAACGACCACGAGTGTCTGGAGTGGTGGAAACTGTGTGGCGAGTTTAAGATCACGTACCCCAACTACCAACACTTCGAGGACCTAGACAAGATGTGGGATCACATACAGGCAGAGAACCGAGACACAATGCAGTTCATTAAAGATAACAAAGATAGAATTCACAAACCCAAAGACAATGTTGACCTGTGTAGGTTATTAGATATCAGTTTTCCTGACACAAAGGGAAAGATACATAATTACATACACAAAGGAATTGAAGTATATGTCTACAAGTAGTTGGGAAGACCTAAAAGCAAGAAGCAATTATCACTTCAACAAGTGGCACCGGGACACGGACAATGTACGACACCTGGGCAAGTTCACAGGTGGCTGGCAGGCAGAACTACAAGCAGTCATAGAAGATGGCAAATCCCTAAACTGGGCCAACCGTAGGGAAGGTACAGGCAGGGCAAGTCCTCACATAGAAGCGGAAGAGAATGACCTAAAGACAGCAGGTGCAGATCCCAAGATGACCATATACAGAGGACTGGCGGACTTCACCAAGTGTCCAACACTGCAAAGGATGACAGACTTCTTTGAAATGTCTTTCGTGCAACCCAAACTGCACATACAGTTCACCGGTGATGTACTGAACATGCACATAGACAGGTTGTATGATCTAGATACTGACCCAAATAATATTGTGCGTATAATGGTGATGCTACAGGATTGGGAACCTGGACAGTTCTTGATGTATGGCAATGAGCAGTTTGACAGATGGCGTACAGGTGACATACACAAGTTTGACTGGCAGAACCTACCACACGCAACCGCAAACGCCAGCAATAAACCCAGACCAATGCTGGTTATAACAGGTGTCATGACAGACAAGACCAGAGACATACTATCAAAGCCAATCAAGAAAAAGATATAGACCTATACAAACTTTTAATATATTATTAGAGTATGAACAAAAAAATATTCGCACAACTGCTGGGACACAGTCAAAATGATCTCGACAAGATAACCCAACCTTACATACTGGAAACATTTGGTGTTGAAGTGGCTCGTTGCGACACACTGGAACAGTATGCGGAGGCGATAGATGTGGCCTGCCTACACAAGTACTTCTCCAAGTACTGGGAAAATGACATAAAGAAATGGAAGTACTCTGGACTGGCACTGGTTGAAGAAGTCAACAGCCTGAAGCCAAGAGCAGTGCTGGACGTTGGGTGTGGATACAATGAGTTCCGAGGCAAGATAGACAACTTGATAGGAATAGATCCTTACAATGACCGAGCAGATCACGAAGTTGGCACATTAGAATATAAAACAGATCAAAAGTTTGATGTGATATTGTGTTTGGGTTCTGTAAATTTTGGTAGTAGGGATAAAATAATTTCAGAAGTAGGTAGGTGTGTAGCTTTATTAGAAGATGGTGGCACCATGTTCTTTAGGGTCAACCCAGGTGTGCAACACAACAAGCCTGAAGCAGACTGGATAGAGTTCTTTGCTTGGAATGTTCCGTTTATGATTGAACTTGCGGAAATGTTCAATCTACAAGTGCTAGACATACGTGATGACACAAATCAACGTAAGTATTTCGTCTATAAAAAAAAATAATTGGCTGTTTTAAACATTAATTGTTCGTTTTTGGTTATATTGGTGTTATGTAACCAGTAAAATTAAAGTAAATATGTAGACAAATACAAAAGACATGTTATTATATTAAATAGACTTATATGAATAGACGAACGAAAAGTATCCTAGAAGAATTGTCATCGGCAACGTTCAACAAAGATCCAGAAAATTTTGTAGATTCACGAGCATCACACATAATTGATTCAGCCATCAATTTAATATACTACATAAGAGAAAATTTTGAAAAAGAAACTTCGTACCTATTAGAAAAAAAATTTAATTTGGCAATAAAAAATTTAGACGGTACGAAATTTAGCAAAGGTGTTAGTAAAATTAAAGAACTTAAAGAAGTAAAAAAATCTCTGTCTGTTAAAGAAGGTGAACTTCAAGACGAGGACGAGTAATGTTAGTTGAAGAGATTCTACACGAATTTAAACGCACACACCTAGAGCACATTGAAGATATTATTTTAACCAACGGCCACGAAGGTGGCAAGACAGTGGTTGGATATTTCACAGACATTTATAATATGCTAAAAGGTTCAGCTACTAACTCTGTACAAGTTTCAGTCAAATGGGACGGTGCACCCGCTGTGGTATGTGGAACCAATCCAGACAACGGCAAGTTCTTTGTAGGCACTAAATCAGTATTTTCACAAACACCTAAGATCAATTACACAAAAAAAGACATAGCAAACAATCACGGCACAGAGGAACTGGGACAGAAACTGTTGAAGTGTCTGGTACATCTTAAGAAACTAAACATACAGGGAGTAGTACAAGGAGATATGATGTTTACAGATAATGATATCAGTACACAAAATATCAGTGGAAAATCCTATGTAACATTTAAACCTAATGAAATTGTTTATGCAGTTCCTGAAGGATCAGAAATAGCAGATCAAATAAGTCAGGCAAGTGTAGGCATTATATTTCATACAACGTATGCAGGTGAAACACTGGCCAACATGAATGCCCAGGCAGGAGCAGACGTATCGTCATTTGTTAAAACACCTAATGTGTGGTTTGACAATGCTACATACAAAAATGTATCGGGTTCGGCTACTTTTACAAAACAAGAGTCAGATGAATTTAAAAACGGAATATTAACTTTAAAATCATTGCTAACTAACGTTCCAAAAAATCTTTCAGCAATGCTAACTTCAAATAAAGATTTTGTGCCAATGTTTCAAATGTTTATAAATGCCGAAGTCAAACAAGGACGTCTGCCAACCAATGCCAATCAATTTTTAAAAGCCTTTCAAGAATTTTACGTTAATAGAATGAAACAACAATCATCAGGATTGAAAGCACAAAAGGCTATAGAATTACGACAACAAAAAATGAAAGATATGCCAAAATTTTTAGCAACAGTCAAAAAACCATTACAGTATATGCTGGCGTTCTATAAACAGACACAGATAATGAAACAACAGTCTCTTGAAAAAATGAATCAAGCGATGGCGATAGGAACATTTTCCCAAACCGATAATGGTTTAGAAGTAACAGATCCCGAAGGATTTGTGGCAGTGGGTGCAGATGGCGGAGCAGTTAAATTGGTTGATAGATTAGGTTTCAGCAGAAAAAATCTCACAGCTATCAAAAAATTCCAAAA